GAAACCACTATCCTAGATAACATCCCTCAATCATAAGGAAATTATGTATAAAATAGTAACAATTACAGAAGACAATGTACAATATTATGTAGTACTAAATGTAGTTACAAAACTAGAAGTTTCTAGGTATGACACCTATGAAGAAGCATTTAAAGACGTGCTATCTAGATAATGACTAGCTTTGAACTACTATAGAATATAAGTACCATATACAAACTACAAATTAAGGATGACAAAATGGCCGAAAAAGACCAACTCGAACTAATTGGAAACGTACTGAACATTACTCGTGACCAACTCACTAGATCTATGAATTTAAACGCAGAGCTAGAAGCCCTACTTGCAGCTGAAAAATCCAAGAATGCAGATCTTCAGCAGGAACTAGACGAGCTTAAAAAAGAAGACAAAAAAGATAAGAAGTAATTCATGAGCACCTTTGAAGTTAAAGATGGAGCTAGAACTCTTCAATTTAACGGCAAGCTGCTCGGAAAATCTAGTTCATATAAACGTGGATCCAATCGATGGATAGAGTTTTCTCTATATAGAACAGAGAGCGGATCTTACGTTTTATCTCGAATTGGAGTCTCTCTTATTTATCACGGAGCAGCCTGTTCTTTAGTTAAGCGATATGGTCTACAAGAAATAGACTTTAATTTGCTAGCTAAATCAGCGACTCCGTGTGAAATCTGTAATCCAACAGAAGAAGCAGAATTAGTCTTTCCAGAAAAAGATAGATTCTGGGCGCAAGTTAGTGTTGAACCTAGTGCTATCCTAGATGCACTATACAAGTATGACGAGAACGGATCTAAATACTTAACTTATGTTGCTCAAAATCTTCTTGAAAATGCTGGCAAAAACGATACCGGGATTGAACAAATCTACAAATTTGAAATTATCCCGTAGTTCTGATACAGTATCTGACATGGATACTAAAGATATTTTTTCTATGTCCCACATGGACATGATCGCAATAGAGCTTTTCGAGATGCATCAATCACTGATTCGCGCTGGTTTTGCCGAAAAACAGGCTACAGAAATGATTTCATTTGCTGTAGCTTCTGGAGTTATGCTTCCAGTTAGATACGATTCACCAGAAACAGTTAAAGAAGATATAGATCCAGACCAAGATCAAGATCCAAATGAAGGGTTTGATTTACTTTAAATACTATAAGGACAAAAATGACAAATGGATTGAACGACGTTAACTTAAATTTAATTGAAAGCGTTTCTTCTGCCGAGAAATTTATCACTTGGCTTGGAGAACGTAGACCTTACGATGCTATTGCAATTGACACTGAAACCGGTGAACGAGAAGGTCGACCTAGATCAGATGCTTTATCACCTTGGCATGGAGATCTTCGACTAGTTCAGGTTGGAGATGGAATGACTGGCTGGGCAATCCCATGGAATGAGTGGGGCGGTGTGTTCTACGAAGCTATGAATAAATTTGATGGTCAGATTGTATGTCACAATATTGCCTTTGAAGCAAAATGGTTTGAGATTCGATCCCGCTGGCGTATGCCCTGGCACCGTGCTCACGACACAATGATCATGGCTCAACTAATCGATCCGCTTGGCTCTGGCGCATTGAAAAAACTAACTTCACAATATGTTGACCCAAAAGCAGCTGCGTTACAAAGCATGCTAGATGAAGAGCTGGCAAAGAATGGTTGGACTTGGGGAACTGTTCCTACAAACTTTGAACCTTACTGGGCATATGGTGCTCTAGACACCGTACTTACCATGCGTCTATTTGAGCAGTTCTGGGAAAAGTGCGGCCCAGGAAAACCTTACTCACAAGCTTACGAATTAGAAATGGCTGCAAGAAAAATCGTTACTCGCATGGAATTAAATGGTGCAAGAGTGGATCTAGATTATTCTCGTAGAAAATACGACGAGCTTACCGCATATTCAGAGTCTGTTAAAGACTGGACTAAAGGTATGTACAATGGCATGTCCATAACCAGTAATATTCAGCTAGTAAAAATTCTTGAAAGTCTTGGAGCAGAAATTACGGAAGTAACTCCTTCCGGTCAAAAATCTGCATCAGCCGATCAGTTAAAAAAGCTAATTATCGATGGAAACTCAGAAGTAAAGCAGCTAGCTGAATTAGTTCTTAAACAAAGAAAAGCAGATAAACTTGCAAGTACTTATTTCCTAAACTTTGTCAATGACAACGTAAACGGTTTTGTTCACCCATCTGTAAAAACCATGGGAGCTAGAACTGGAAGAATGTCGATTACATCTCCAGCACTACAAACACTTCCTAAAGGTGATGACACCGTTCGTCGTGCATTCTTACCTAAAGACGATAACCACGTAATTATCACCTCTGACCTTGACCAAGTCGAGTTCCGTATGTTTGCATCGCTATCTCAAGATCCAAATCTAATTAATCTGTTCAATCTTGCAGATGCCACAGGCTCAGATCCATTTACCGAAATTGGTCGTGAGATCTATCAAGATCCATCCATGCAAAAATCAGATAAGCGTCGTAGTCTTATTAAGGGCGTGGTTTATGGACGTCTTTATGGTGCAGGTATTGCAAAGCAAGCTCTGACCGCTGGTGTTCCGGAGGATCAGATGCGCGCTGTATCGAATGCTTTTGACGAAAGATTCCCTGGGATGATCTCCTTCCAAAAGAAGATTGAAGATATAGGTATGAGAAGACTTAGAGATGAAGGTCAGGGCTATGTACATACTTGGACCGGACGCCGCTTGCCTTGCGATGAAGAACGTGTATATACTTTGGTTAACTATTTAATTCAAGGAGGAGCTGCTGAAGTGTTTAAAGCTAATTTAATTAAACTTGACAGAGCAGATCTAACCGACTATCTTATTGTTCCAGTACACGATGAAATTGTTTTAAATGCTCCGCGTGAAAGTGCAGAAGAAATAAAGCAATTGGTACGCGAGTGTATGACAACTAGAGACGGGTGGGCAGTTCCCCTAACTGCCGATGTAGATGGACCCCTGAACAATTGGGGAGAAAAGTATCGCTAATGACACGTTTAATACTTGCAGTGGATCCTGGAAAAGCTAGCGGAATTTGTCTTTTTAGCTGGGATGAAGGCGAAGAACCGAAAATACTTTGGTCTGGAGAATATCAACAGCATGAGTATGCAGATCCAATTCGCAGAGCTTTCTTGTATGCTAGAGGCACAAACAGTAGGATAGAAGTAGTCTGCGAAAGATTTACAATAAACGCACAGACAGTTAAAAACTCACAGGCTCCGTATTCGCTAGAGCAAATCGGAATCTTAAAACAAATAATGATGGACCACGGAAGAGACCCATATGACATATATTTTCAATCGCCAGCCGACGCTAAGGCAATGTTTACCAATGACAAGATTCGAACACTCGAATATTGGCACCGAGGCGGAGAAGGACACGCCCTTGACGCAATCCGACACGCCCTCCTCAGACTAGCCAAAAGTGGCTGGATTCCTAAAAAATTACTAAAATAATTAGAGATACTATTGACTTTTTTAAATAAAGTTTTAAAATATCTGATAGTATCTATTTACACAATGACAGAAAGAATGCTTAAATGCCTGTAACAGTTGAATTAAATGAAACTGGATCACATATAAACATATTTGCCGATTGGCGATTTAAAGAGCTTTGTAAAAGCGTACCAGGGTCTAGCTACGATGCAAAGACTTCTACTTGGCGTGTTCAAACCTCATGGGCAACCTGCTTAGCCCTGCGTTCAACATTTAAAGATGATCTTATTATCGGAGAACGATTACAAGGCTGGGCTGTAAATGAGCGCACAAACAGAATTGATCCATCAAACTCTCTTAGAGATTTGGAACAACTACCGGATGGAGAAGGAGATGAAGATTTATTCCCTCACCAACGTGCCGGAGTTAAGTTTCTTTCTACATCTAGACGTGCACTTCTTGCCGATGAACCTGGTTTAGGTAAAACAGCTCAGGCAATTCGTGCTCTAAAAGCACTACAAGATAAAGGTGAAGTAGTATTTCCAGCCCTAATTGTCTGTCCCAACACTCTAAAAAAGAACTGGCAAAGAGAGTTTAAAAAATGGTGGCCAGAGGGCGGACCAACAGTTCAAGTTATTAAAGGTTCAGCTGCCCAGCGTAGAAAGCAATTTGATGAAAATGCTGACGTTGTAATTATCAACTGGGAATCTCTTAGAGCTCACTCTAGACTAGCTCCATACGGATCTGTAGCACTAGCAAGATGCACTGACTGTGGCGGTCACGACGAACGTGTTTCAGAGAATAGATGTGAAGTTCATCTACGTGAACTAAACAAAATTGATTTTAAAGCAGTAATTGCTGACGAGATGCACAGATCTAAAGAGCCAAAATCTAAGCAGACCCGCGCTCTCTGGGCAGCTACCGGAGATGCAGATATTCGATTTGCTTTGACTGGTACACCTATTGCAAATAACGTTTTAGATATGTGGTCAATTCTCCACTGGATTTCTCCTGAAGAGTGGCCTAGTAAGACTAAGTGGATTGATCGAATGGTAGACACCATGATTAATGCTTTCGGTGGAATGATGGTCCTTGGCGTAAAGCCGCATATGGAGCAAGAGTTCTATGCGGCTATCAACCCCCGTATGCGTAGAATGCTAAAAGCTAGAGTTCTACCTTGGCTACCAGAAATGATGTTTGAACGTCGCGATGTTGAAATGTCTACAAAGCAAAAGAAAGCTTACGAGCAGATGCGTGACAATATGATTGCGGAAATTGAAAACGGTGATGCAATAGTTGCACCAAGCGTATTGACTCAAGCCATAAGACTTTCTCAATTTGCTAGCTCTTTTGCAGAACTTTCTGTGGATGAAGCTACTGGAGAACCTAAAGCAACTTTGTCAGAGCCATCGTGTAAGGTAGATGCTGTTATGGATGATATTAAAGAAGGCGACTTTGGAGATGATTCAGTTGCAGTATGTGCAGTTTCACGCCAGCTGATCGAGCTTTTGAGCGCAAGAATGACTAAAGAAGGAATTCCACACGGTCTAATTACCGGAGCTCAGAACGAAGATGAACGTCAAAAAGCTATTGACGATTTCCAATCTGGCCGTATAAAATGGATCCTATTCACCGCTCAAGCTGGTGGAGTTGGTGTCACCTTGACAGCTGCTCGTAGACTTGTTATGCTACAGAGACCGTGGTCACTTGTAGACCACAAACAAGCTTTGGATCGTATTCACAGAATTGGTTCAGAGATTCACGATTCAGTTATCGTAATGGATTACGTTACTGAAGGAACAATTGAAGAAAGAGTAATTCAAGTTTTAGAAACAAAAGCTGATAATTTTGAGCAAATTGTTCGTGACAGAGATAAGCTTTTGGAGTTGCTAAAAGAAGATAAGGATGGTAAGCTTTAGACCATGAATGACGAAAATACAAAAGAAGTACAACCATACAGACTCTCTAACTCAGAGATTCAAGTATTCAAGGATTGTAGACGTAAATGGTGGCTTAACTACTACAGACGTTTACAGCCAAAGCAAAAAGATTACACTGGTGCATTAGCTCTTGGATCTCGTATTCACGAAGCTTTAGATCAGTATTATTCTCAAGGTATCCCGCTACTAGAAGCTCATGCCGCCCTTGTAAAAAAGGATATGGAAACTTTAGTCGCTGAATATCGTGACACTTCAGATCTTGAATCAGAGGCTGAACTTGGCCGCATTATGCTAGAAGGCTACCTGCAGTGGGTAGAAGATGAAGGTATTGATGCTGAACTAGATATGATTTCTACAGAAGAAATTATTGAAATGCCAATGATGGATGGAGAAGTTATTCTTCAAGGTAAGCTCGATATGCGTGTAAAACGTAAGATCGATGGCGTTCGTATGTTCCGTGACTTCAAGACTGTTGGTGGATCATTTGCTGACTTTGCTAACCAGGCACAAATGAATGAACAGATTCTTACTTACATGCTTTTGGAACATGCCCAAAACAAAGAACCAGAAGAGCGCGCTGAAGGCGGTATCTTTACTATGCTAAAGAAAGTGAAGAGAACTGCAAATGCCAGACCTCCGTTCTACGAGCAAATTGAAGTTCGCCACAATGTTTTCACTATGCGTGCCTTTTGGCAGAGAATTCATGGTACGATTACTGATCTGATGAATGTGAAAAAATCACTTGATTCAGGAGCAGACCCTAATTTTGTCGCTTATCCACGTCCTACCAAGGACTGCAAGTGGAAGTGCCAGTTCTACACTATCTGCCCGCTGATTGACGATGGATCGTCAGCAGAAGCAGCTATTGAAGATATGTATGAGGTCTCCGACCCATACGGATATTACAAATCACAAGACGAAAAGAAAGGTAGTGAGTAAGCATGTCAGAAGTACAGCGTTCACTAACTATCATGGTCTATGGCGAGTCTAAGGTTGGTAAATCAACCTTTGCTGTCACAGCACCATATCCTCGCCTAATGCTAGACGTCGAGGGTGGGCATCGTTTCCTACCAATCAACGTAAAGTATTGGGACCCAATGCGTGAGGAGCCACCTGTGGCTGACGGCACTTGGGATACAGTTGTAGTCACAGTTCGTGATTACGATGTAGTTTTAAAAGCTTTCCAATGGCTTCAGGCCGGTAAGCATCAATTCAAGTCACTTATCATTGACTCCATTTCGGAGCTTCAGGTCAAGTGCATGGATAACATTGCTGGAACCGAGCAGATGAAGATGCAACAGTGGGGCGAATTGCTTCGCCACATGGGTGCACTACTTCGTGACCTCCGTGACCTTACAATGCACCCTACACAGCCTCTAGAAGCCGTTGTATTGACCGCCATGGCCCGTGCAGATCAAAATGGACATATGAAGCCATATTTGCAGGGACAGCTTGCAGTGCAGGCTCCGTACTTCTATGACGTTCTTGGTGCAATTGCCATCGAGAACATCCCAAATCCGGATCCAACTCAGTTGCCTTACAAGGCACGCCGTATGTACGTGGAACGTACGGATAAGTACGATGCCGGTGAACGCGTTCAAGGTCGATTGGGCTCAATTGTAGAGCAACAGGATCTTGGAATCGAGCGCATGCTCGACATGATTTTCGGTCCTAAAACCGAGAAAAATAAGTCGGCTTAATCTAGTCGATAAACCATCAACAATAACTATTAGGAGTTATAGCTTATGAGTACTCTCAACTGGGGCGACCTAGTCAAAGATGCTGGCGAATCTGCAGGCGGCAATTATGAGCCACTTGCAGATGGCGATTATGATCTAAAGGTCATTGAAGCCACCGCAACCACTTCACAGAGTGGTAAAACCATGTTCAAAATTACTACGGAAGTTCAAACCGGTCCAAATGCAAAGCGCCGTATCTGGGACAACCTAGTAATTAGCCCGGAAAGCTCTAATGCTCTTGGAATCTTCTTTTCCAAGATGGCAGCTTTAGGCCTTCCTCGTGAATTTTTCACGAACAACAATCCAACCAATGCTCAAATTGAGTCAATGCTTGTTGGTCGCACATTCCGTGCACAAGTTGGTTCACGTACCTGGAACGGTAGCAAGCGTAACGAGATCAAGCGTTACTACGTTCAGCAGCCAGGTACCACTGCAGCAGCTCCGGTGTCTGCCCCTGTAGCACCTCCGGCTCCTCCAGCCCCTCCAGCTCCAAACACTGCTGGTGCAGCTGTACCTCCAGCTCCACCTTCAGCTCCGTTTTAGTCTGTAGTAATTGCGGGGGGCATTAGGAAACTAGTGCCCCCCACTAATTAAAGGTTTTTATGTCAAAAATTTTACTTACCGGAATGACTGCTCCACAGTCATCAGTTAAGGCTAACTTAAGAAATGTAAGCTTTTCTTCAGCAATAAATTTAGCTTTAACAGAAGCCGGACACGAAGTGGTCTGGGAAGATCCAAATATAAAAGCAACAAAAGAAGAACTTGATAAATATGACTCAGTAATTGTTGGCATAGCTCCAATAACGAGTCTTAGTGCAAATAAAATGTATGGAGCTTTAAACATTATTAAGTTAATGTGGGGCTCAAATAAACTAACTTTGCTAGCGGATGCCCCAAATATTTCTCAAATATTTACTACTTTGAGATCCATAGAGACTAACCCAAATAATTTAACAAAAAATTTCTTTTCTACTAAGAAAAATTACAGCACGGTTGTAACTAATGAAGAGATAAAATCAAATATTTTACAAGCAATTTCATATTTATTAGAAAAAAATTGGCCAACTACTTTAGTACCGGTACTTCCATGGAAATTAGAGTACTCGGATAAAGAATTGAATCTATCTTTAGAAGCAAAAAAATCAATTGTGTATTTAAATTTAGACTCATATCTAATTTCAGATTCTGTAAAAAATGAAGAAAAAAGTCCAAAATGGTCTGCAGATCAGCCAAACTCTCCGTGGACTAAAAAAATTTGCAATACTATAAATCTTCCAGTTTCTCCAGTAAAAATAAATAAAGGATCCACAGATTCAGAAATTGCGGATCAAATTTCTAGATCTATTGGACTTTTAATATCACCTTATAAAAATGAGGGTACTTGGTGGTCATATAGATATGTACAAGCTATAAACTCTCTCACGCCTGTAGCCACCCTATGGGAAGAATCAGGAGCTCTTGGGCACGAATGGAATCTATTGGCTGCAACAATAGAGTCGATGTCAGAAGAAAAAAGAGATTTAGTAGCAATAGCTCAGAGAGAAAGTTATATTGCAAAAATACCAACAAAAAATCAATGTAAAACTGTACTTGAAAAAGTACTAAATCTGAAGTAAGGAATAAGTATGAAAGTAAATATGGACTGGATAAAATACCAGTTGGAAAATGCAAAAGTTAGACAAGGCAATGGAAATGCCGTTATTGACCTATTGAATGCTTGGAAAAATATACCGGAAGCTACATTTAAAAAAGAAGATAAAGAACAAATTATTTATATATTTAGTAAATTGGCTTTAGAAAATTCTTTAGTAGAGCCGCCAAAAGATGAAGTTTGGGTACAAGCTGAGCGAGGCTTCCTAAAAGTAAGAGACATCGTTAGAGTAAAAAATGATGCCTTTTCTGGAGATGTAGGGATGATTCATAATGGACGTCCAGGAGTAATTGTTGCAATTAGATCCGGTGACATTATTGTCGATATTACAGATCTTGAGAACCCACCAATTAAGTCTGCCCACTATCAGCCAGAACATCTTCTAAAGAGAGTGCAGTAATGAGGATTTCTTTTGAATTGGATATTGAAGGATCCAGCGTGCAAGATTGTAGAGCAGTAGTATTTGATAAGGTTTCTGAGTTCTTACTAATTGATTCAGATCTAGTGGCAGAAAATGTAACTATAGAATTGCAAGTTAAAGATTCAGAAGACCCTAAAAAGTTTAAAATCAAAGCTTTTGTTAAGGTAAAGCAATCTGAAAAATAATTAAAATTTAGGCATTTTTCGAACATTTTTTCGAATAAATCTTGTACAATTATATTGTGGTGATGGTTTAGATGAAAGATAAGCGTACCGGAGAGTGCCTCTGGTTTGAATGGTCTGGAGATGGATTTGCTGTCTCCAGGCCTTCTTCTATTATCTTTTATACCTACGATCATGTTGATCTAGAAATAGATCTTATAAAAAGAGCTTTAGCCTCAGCACTTCAACGCGACGGAATAGTTTCATCTTTAGGTGAAGGTTATCGAGCAGTTGAAAGAGGTCATATCTCATATGGCTATGCTGGAGAAATAAACAAAGAAATTTATCCCACTGTCTGCAATGAAAAAGGAATAACTTTATATGAGGATCTAGTAGAAAATCCTAGAGCCGTGACATGGGTGGAGATAATATGACGACCTGGAAACCAAGCGATCCGTTTGAATGGCAAAGCAAATCAGAATGCGCTAAACCAGTAAACAGAGATATAGATTTTTTCTCGCATAAAAGTGAAGACAAAATGAAAGCAAAAAATATTTGTTTCAGTTGTCCAGTAAGAAAAGACTGTATTAAAACTGCTTTGGAAAATATGGAAATATGGGGAATATGGGGCGGAAGAGACGAGTATGAGATTAGAAGAACTCTTTCAGTCAACATTGATAAAGCCGAAACAAGATATGATCGATTTCCTAAATGTCTTTACTGCGGAGCTAAGACTAAATTTTTACGTCCATTAATTGCAGATAATCCAGAGGGCGGTAGATGGACAACAGTACGTTTAGTCAACTGCACTCTTTGTGATTTTACTTGGAGAAGTAGAACAAGTGTTAATGCTATAAATGCATACTTTAAACTAACTTCAGACAAGCAAGAAGAATTTGACATCCAAGAAATTTTAAATGAAGAACTAGAAGAAGCTGGCGTTGATCTTAACGAGCCGGAAGAAGATCTGGATTAACAGCTAACACACTAATGTGCTCACGTGGTTCGTATTCTCCACCAAGAACCATTGTTAGTAGTCCAGGCTTTGACTCAAGACCAGCACGATCTCTAAACCACTCTGATCCAGGATCGGTAGTAGGACACTGCACCCAAAGTCTGTGACCAATATCCATACACTTAAAGTTGTGAAAGTGGCCAGAGATCCATACATCTGCAAGACCTAAAGCAGTCTGTCCAGCAGCTTGCCCAGACAGATATTTCATAACATCTCTACCAGCCTGGTGTCCATGGAATAGTCCAAGCATTGTGCCATTGATATCCACAGTTAAAGTTTGATGACCAGACGATGGGAATCTAAACTCTACGTGCTGTAGAGCTGGATTCTCTGCGCAAGCGTCTTGTACTGCCGATGCAATTTCTACGTTCCAGCCGTCAGCTGGATCTGCAGCAACCTGACGAGTTACTTCATCGTGATTTCCATTAATTACTGGAACAATAACGCGTTCTGCCAAAGGAGCTAGTGCTTTAATCTGTGCCATAAGCAAACGACGTGCAACACGCACCTGCTCGGTTAGACCTAGGTCAGATGCTGCTTGACCTTGCAAACGTCCATTCTGACTTGTAAGACCTTCTACGTGATCCCCAGGTAGAGCAAGAACTACAGTTCCAAGATTAAGGCCCATCCTTCTAAGATCTTTTAATCTAGCAACAGATGAATCTGTTAATTGCAGAAGTCTGTCGATTGATTGTTGAGTACCTTGACCATTTGCTTTTTTACCAATCTGTTGATCGCTTGGAGAAACAAGATATGCTCCATTACCAGTTCCAGCTTTTAATCCTTTTTCTGGACGCCATTTTTTAATTTCATCAATTAAAGCTTCTGCATCAAGATTGTCCGCAATGGCTAGCCCAGAAGGAATAACGTTTACTCGAACAGACTCTAACCATTCACCGCTGTAAGTCTGCCACCTCGATCTACGAAGAGATGTGACAGTCCAAGAGTTTGGGTCAAGATCAAATTCTTTAAGCACATCAGCAGTTTCTGGAATTTCCCCCGCCGGACGTGGCTTAGATACAACAAAACCACCTTTAGAATCATCAAGATCTAAACGTGGTCGCCAGTCTTCTGGTGTATTCAAAGCTTTTACATCAGATCCAGTAACACCTGGACTTGATAGATTTTCTAATTTATCTGAAATACCCATTAAATGTTCCTCCTAGAACAACTGCAATCTTTTCGTCTATGACGATCAACAGAACTATCTGAAATGTTATAACCTTCTTCTCTTAAAACTCTTGCAATATCTGCATTAGATATTTTGCGCGGAGCTCCAGATGGAACATCAACCACATCATTTAAATATTTTTTATCTTTTTCTGGCAACACTGAAGTGTATAATAAAACTCCAAGTTTACAATAAGATCCCGGCTTTTCAGATGCTTTTGCCAATTTGTCCGAAAGGGACATGACGTACTCCTTAGTGTGTCTTATGTGTCTTTACAATACTAATACACTTTTACGTGTATTTCTACCTATTTATGCAGATTTTTTTGCCCTAGTTTTTTTAATTGAAACGGGAGCCGGAGACACCCCTAGTACGAAATCTTTAATTATGCTCAGCTCCGCTTCAGTTTTAATGGCATGAGCCTCAATTTTATTAACTTTATCGGCTAAAGAAGTACCGCCATTTTCCCAAAGCTGATGCTCTACTCGATCAAGTCTTTCAGAAATAGTTCGCCCATTAGAGTCCAGACCGATAGCATTTTCAATTTTACGTGCTATCCTGTAAACAGCAACAATTCCACCAACAATTATTCCTATTGCTGTGACAACTGCTGATGTAACTAAGAGTTGATCGATGATCATAATGATGCCTTAATCGACGGTGGACAATATGATACAATTGTACCCTACCCCCTTTCAGGCGATTAGCCCTAGACGCGCTACGCCTTTTTTATAAAAGTAATTAAAATTACTATTTTCCACTTGAAATTCTTTTAACTTTGCTGTATCGTTTTAGTACAGCCTTACCCGAGAGGCATTTATGCAACGACAATTTATAGTAGGTAGATATCTATGACCCAGCCAAATAACAACCACATTGAAAGATTGGCAAAAGCATCCGAATGGTATGCCGGACAAGGATGGAAAATTCTTCCCTGTCACGGAATTGATGACAGCGGTAGGTGTACCTGTAACGGTATACACGCAGAGCCAAAAGACATCGGTAAGCACCCGGCTATTGGAGAATGGAATTCAAGGGCTACCGACGATCAATTAGTAATTCACAATTGGTGGACAAGTTCTCCGCTAAACAACATTGGTGTATTCTGCTCACCATCTGGATTTATCGTTATTGACATCGACCCGCGTTCCGGTGGTATCGAATCATTTGAAAAACTAGATGAACTTTTAGATGGAGCTTTACCTAAAACCGTAGAAGCCTACACAGGTAGATATACCTACAATGGTAAAGCTGAACGTGGACGTCACTTATTTTTTAAAGTAAATGCAGATGAAGCATTTGTTGGAAATCTAAAAGCAAACGGTCTAAACGGTATTGACATTAAGCACAACGGTTACGTAATGCTTGCACCAAGTCGTCACGGTTCCGGTGTTAACTACGAATGGAGATCCGGTCATGCTCCATGGGAAATTGAAATGGCTGAAGCACCAGAAGCCTTGCTAGAAGTTATTCGTAAAAAGAGTAGAAAATCTACTTCATCCCACTCTGATGGCAACTGGGACTGGATGCAAGATCTTGAATATAAAGGAGATCGAGTTGACATCGCTACAATGCTTGAAGAAGGAATCGATGAAGGTTCCCGTGCAGTAGACATTTATAAGCTTGCTTGTGCTTTATCAAACAAGTATGGCGTGGAAACTCCTGAAAAACGTTTGATGATTGAAACTCTAATGATCCGTTTTAATTATGAAAAAGTACGTCCGCCAATGGAATTAGAGGGTCAGAACTCTTTACTTATGCACGTTCGTCGTGCGATGGACTTTGTTGCTGAAAATCCAATTACTGAAAAAATTTGGCCAGGGTTGCAAGAATGGGCAGAACGATCTCAGCAAGAAAGCAGATCTTCTACAACAACTAGCCCAAGCAGTCCACAAATTGGATCGGTTGGCCACTCTATCTCAGAAGCTGCCCACAGTGGCATTTCTGTTTTTGATGCATTTAGTAATGGAAATGTTGATGTTCCAAAAAACGTCGATGCTATCTCAGAGGGTGAAGGTGGTAGACCCGGCTACAGATCTTTATCTGATATCGGTAATGGACGTAGATTAGTAGATGCTTTTGGATCATCAATTCGCTATACTCCGGGAATTGGCTGGTTTATTTGGGAAGGTCAGTACTGGCGTCCAGATGCAGAAGATCTTGGTATGAAAGAGCTTGCAAAAAATCTTCCAACTATCATCACCACTGAAGTTGTAAATTACAACGACGAGGATAGACGTAGTGAAGTTATAAAGTGGGCTAACTCAGTTAGATCCAACAGCAGATTAAATGCTGCTGTAGAAAGCGCCAACTCAGATACAAGAATTATTACTCCGGTAGAAATCTGGGACGGGGACGAGTATTTGATTGGTGTAAATAACGGAGTTATTAATCTAAAGACCGGTGAGTTAATGAAGGGTAGACCAGATTTACACATTACAAAACGTGTACCACTTTCATACACTCCTGGCATGAGAAATACTCGATGGGAAACTTTTATTGACTATGCAACTGGTGGAGATAAAGAACTTCAAGAATGGATTCAAAAAGCTGTTGGATACACGCTGACTGGACTAAATAATCAAGACTTGCTTTTCTTGGTTTACGGTCCTCCAGGATCTGGTAAAAATACATTTGTTGAAGCAATTGTAAAAGCTCTTGGTACTCAACAATATGCTTGGCCACTAGACTCAAGCATTTTGGCCGATACTGGAGCATCAACCAGCTCTACCGATATGTACCACTGGGCAGAGCTTAGAGGTCGCCGCATGGTTTGGGTAGACGAGTTGCCGGAGTCCGAGCGTCTTAAAGAAAACGCTGTAAAGAAGTTGACTGGTTCATCTGAAATCTCTGCTCGTTCCCCGGGTGAAAAGCCGTTTACATTTAAGGCTCAGGCTAAACTTTGGATTACAACAAATCACCGACCAATGATCAACGATGACGCTATGTGGCGTCGTATTCGTCCAATTCCATGGTCAAATGTGCCAGAAGTAGCTGATCCAGATCTAAAAGCCTATCTATTTGACCCTGAGGGCGGTCTACCGGCTGTTTTAGCCTGGGCCGTAGAGGGAGCCATAAAATACCTAGGATCGTCTGCTAGGGACCCTCTAGGCTGGTGTACGGCCGTTTCTGAGGCAGCTGAGATCTATCGTAAAAATGAGGACCGAATCGGTATGTTCTTGAATGAAGAAACCCGTGAAAACGAAGGGGCTTCTGTATTAGTTAAACAGATGTACTCTATCTACCGCATGTGGTCTGATGAACGTGGAGAACGTCCGCTAACTCAGATTGCTTTCCACAGAAAGCTCTCAGACAGAGGTTTAGAGATTGTAGGTCAAGGAGCCAAAGCCGAGATTAGAAATAGGGTACTAGCTCCTAGGGCAGTTGAATCAAAAGAAATTGATTGGAACGTAGCTGTACGTTTAGCTCCATAGATGATATAGGATATTAAGTATGTCTTTGGGATTATTCGGGAGAAAGACATGGAGGGGGTCTGAAAAGGCCCCTTCCCCTTATACATAGGAGACAAATGATAATTGCAATTGCAACGCCAATGTATGGCGGTATGTGTCACGGTGGCTACATGAGCAGTATTTTAGGACTAACTTTTACACTTGCTGAAATGGGCGACTCTATGAGTTATCCAATGGTATTTAATGAAAGCATTGTAACCAGAGCTAGAGATCAGTTGGTACATAGAATGCTTGAAGATAAAGAAGCAGATGGAATTTTATTCGTAGATGCTGATACCGGATTTGATCCAATAGCCGTGGCTCAAATGATTCATTCAGGTAAAGATTTTATTGGAGCTGTTTACCCTAAAAAAGCTATAAACTGGGATAGAGTTAAGCAAGCTGTTTTAAATGGCGAAGAAGATCTTGAAAAGTATACTGGATTTTTTACAGGTGTAATTCCTGAAAATAATCAGATAAAAGTAACGGAACCTTTAAAAGTAGATCGAATTGGTACCGGCCTTGTGTACATAAGTAGAAGAGTCTTTGAAGAACTTATGCCAACATCCAGAAAATATTTAGATGTTACTGAATTTTTAGGTAAAAGAGTGGATAATGAGCTATATCAATTTTTTGACATGCAATTTGATAGTGAAGGTAATTTACTAGGAGAAGATTATCATTTGTGTGAAAGATGGAAATCAATTGGTGGAGAGATATATGCTGCACCATGGGTAGACACAATCCATTATGGATCTTACGGTTTTTCAGGAAGTTTTGCTAGAACTGTTTTAAGTAATATTCAGTCCAAAGAATCATAAATATTTTTTACTGTAGTGGCGTACCATTTCCCGCCGTTCTGGGTAGGTACGTCATTACTATTTAAACGTCTTGCAATTTCGTGAAACGATAATCCGGAAGTTTTTAAAGACTTGATCATATCTTTAACTTCATCTGAAGTTTTATTTTTAGGGCCCATATCGACGCCCCATTTGATTCCACGGGCTCGTCTATCCTTGTGAACGTCTTTTTGACGTTCCGCAATAATTCCGCGTTCCATCTCTGCCAGGGCGGACATAATTGTGACCACAAACCGGCCTTGATAGCTAGCTGTGTCCAAATTTAGATCCAGCATGACTAGACGCCAGCCATTAGCATTTGCCCGGTCTATGATACTCAAAAAGTCCTTCGTAGAACGGGCTAGGCGGTCTATACGCGTCACAAAAAGGGCTGAAGCGTCTCCACTATCAAGTCTTTTTAAAGCCGCTGTAAGAGCCGGACGGCCCGTAATTGACTTACCTGATCGGCCTTCTTCTCGAATTACTTCAAACTTTGTATAACCAGCTAGCTCGGCAGCTTGCTGTAGTTGACGTTCTTGAACATCTAACGATACGCCATCATTAACCTGTAATTGAGTAGAAACTCTAGCGTATAAAAGGGCTAGTTTTTGGTCATCCATAGTAATTTCAAATTCACGTCTATAATTTTTTGTAAAGTTTTAATGTCTGTTTTATTTTCTATATTTAAATCAAAATTATAATTATCTAGATCATGCTCTGATCCATGACTATTTGCTGCAAAAACTCCAGGTCTAGAAATTCTCCAAACTTTACCATTTAAATTTTTAATTGCATTTGCTTCGTTAAGATATCTACAATCTGAAAAAACAACTTTGTCATATTGGCCTGCTTTTTTCATAGCCTGATCAACCCAAAAATTTGGATGGAACAGTTCTCTGCCAACTTCAGTTCCCATGCGCTGCAGTAATTCTCTAACTTCAGGGCTATTTTCTTTTAGCTTATCCCAACCACTAATTTTTACTAAAGTTGAAAGTTTCATTGACCCACCCCAAATAGGTATATAGGGGTCAAGTGCTAGTAATGCTTCTCTCATTGGGTCAGCAAAAGCAACTCTAGTAAATCCGTGCTGCTCTACTAAATAGTCAGCTACGGTATCTTTTCCAGATCTAGCCCATCCGGATAGGCCAATGTATACAGTCATTATGTTTCTTTCTTTATGTATGTAGATACTACCATAAAGATAGTAAGAATACGTTATTCTTGAAGACTGTCTAACTCAGCCTGCGCAGCTTCAATAGCAGCTTCAATAACTGTAATTGCTGCGTCAGCTCTAGTCACAGCGTCTTCATCTCCTGAAAGCTCAGCAGTTTTTTTGTTTAGTTCGTGCTGATAACCTTCTAGATTTAAAGATTCGATTCTATTAGTTAGTAACTGAATTTTTACGTCATCTGGTACATTAAACGGCATAATATTCTCCTTAAGATTTACCATTTGCCTAGAGGACATTTAGC